TTAATATATGATAATTGACTTTTATATACACCATCTGAAGATACTTGCGTATTTATTAATTTTATTAAAAAATTTTGATATCTAAATGTACCATTTTCTAAATTTGTAAATGTTGTATTACCAACACCAATGAATGAAAAAATATTATTTAATGAAGTATAATTCAGTTTATAATACAAGTTATTTAAATAATCTTGATTTGTTGCAGATTTAATAATTGTTTTATAATAAATTTTTGATATATAATTATACAATACATCATAACTATCATAAATATATGTTTGAACCGTAGATGTTATATTCTTTACTTGATCAGATGTTAATAAAAAATCATTTTCTGATACAATAGTATTTATTATATTTTGTGTTGTTGATATAATTGGTTTTGATACGATTGATGATATATTAACATCAGTATATACCATATTTTTAATAGAATTTATAAAATCTATTTTCTCTTGATTTGTTGTGATATTTGATGCATATGCAGTATTATAATTTGGATATAATGTATTAATTGTTACACTTGTATTAGAATTTAGTAATAATGTATCAGATAATAATAATTGATCAATTTCAATTGGTGTAGTAGTTAGTAATGTATTATTACCATGTCTAACTTCTATAATTTTATAAATACCATATAACATATTATAACTATTTTGTGGAGTTATATTTTCAGGATTAATACCTACTATAATAATATCATTTGTATTAATATTTATTGTTCTATCTAACAAAAATTCAGTATGATTATTAATATTATTTTTAATTAATGATATAATTGCATAATTAATTGGTTCATTTTGATATTGAGTTATTCCATAATATATATATAATGGATATGTAACATTATTTATTTGATTACTAATTGTATTATTTTTTAATAAATGTCTAAATGGTTGAACTATTAATTTTAATGGTGATGTATCTTCTATATTTTTGATAGTTATTGCACCAATAATCTCATTATTTCTTCTTACTAAAATATAATTTCTATTAAATATAGAAAAAAATGATGAAGTATAATCATATAAAAAATTTTTATTATTTATAATATTTTCAAATGGTAAGTATGTCATTAAAAAATTTTTATTATATATAATTGGAATAATTACTTCATATTGATAATCTAATGGATTATAATTAGAAAAAATATTTTGATAATTAAAAACATAATCGTTTATTTTAATACTATCAACAAGTTGTTGATTCATATTTTCAATAAATGTGTTTAATGCCACAATTTCAGGTCTTCTTAATATATATTTTTTAACAACATTACCATATTCATCTATCCAATTATTAAAATATTGAATATTTAATGTAGGATTAATATTTTTAATATTTAATAAATTTGCAATAAAAAAGAAAAACTCTTTATCCTGAAATGCATAATTTAAATAATCAATATTTGATATATTATCTTTTACAGCATAAATCAAATCTTTAATCGTGTGTAATTTATACTGATTGTCAAAAAATTGTGAATTATTCTGTAAAAATGTTGATAATGAATATTTTTGTTTTTTTCCTTGTGTTAAAAACATTGTTGCATCTAATAATGGTAGTACTAATTGATATTGCCCTAATACACTATCTCTAACTAAATAAACTTGCATACCACTACCTAAATTTAATTTATACAAATTTTCATTATATTGTTGCATATCAGTCATAGTAATAAATGTATATTGATTTTCTAATGATTGTATATATTCATCTCTATCAGTAAATACATAATTTGCATTTACTTCAGGTAAATCAATGACTAACATTATATCAGTTAATAAATCACCAACTTTTGGTATAACAACTTCCATTTTTTTTCCAAAATCACTTAAACTTGATAAATTAAGTATATTATTTTCTATCGAGAATGGTGTATATTTATGATATACAGATTTAAAAAATGTATAATTTTGATCATTAAACAATGAATCACCAGAAACATTTGATGCAATCTGTAAAATACCTCCTCCCATATTTATCCTTCTTATAATTATAATTATAATATGTTTAAATTATAATTATAATTATTTTTATGCACTAAAGTATAATGCACCCATGCCATTTGCTAATCTTAATATATTATATGTTAATCCATATAATGTAAATTGAGCTTTACTTATATCTGTATTAAGATTGTAATTACTTGCATAATTCCAAAATGTATCAGTAAAAGTTAATGTCATTGATTTATATCTTAATGCAGAATAATTACATGATCCAGATGGTTGATATTGTTCAGGATTAATTGAATATGAATACATATATATTCCATCACTAGGAATACATTTATGATGTGCATATGGTATAACTGTATTAACATAATTACCACCTAATGCTTTTTGTCTTGTATACGATTCAAATAATAATTCAAATGTATTTAATGGTCCTGGATAATTTATTGTTAATATTGCATTATCTTCACCTTCATATATACCATCAAATTGAAACTGTTGATTATTTATTGCAACAATTTTATATGTATTATTATAAAATTTACTTGAACTAAATGTTACCGTTTTTCCTATCATTGTATTATCTATTGTTAATTGATCCACAAATGAATTATTTAATATAAATATAGGTACAATAATATCATTTATTGTTTCACTTGTTATTTTTCCTTCTACAATAATATTCGTATTATATGAATAATTTTTATAATTTAATGATTGATAACTTTGTATAGTAAAATATAAAGATTTTACTGAATTAAAAAAATCATAATTTATTGTTTGAGATTGACTCGTTATATCTGTAGTGTATTGTTGAACATAATCTATTAAATATTCATGTGCATATGTTGCAAATTTTGCACGTTCATCCTGATCTAAATATATATATTCTGTTAATAATCTTACATCAACTATACTAACATAATTATCTATATTAACGTTACTACTTGTTATTAATGGATCAACATTTGCAATATTAAATAAATTATTTAATTGTATTGATATCTTAACATCATGATATCTAAAAAATAATATTGGTAATGAACATTCTAAATATCTATTAAAGAAAAATTGTAATGGTATTAATAATTGATATTGAGGTTTTACACTATCATCATAGGTTGTTAATATATCTATATTACCAATCATTTTATTATATGTAGGTAATATATCCGTATCAATTGTTAATTCCTGCCATATATTAAACCAATCTGTATATTGTCTATCTATTTTTTGTCCACCAATTTCTAAATCTATTTGTTGAATTAATAAATGACCTAGTTTTTCTTTCCATCCAAAATAATAATTGCTTTTTGTTCCAAATTCTTTTGTTGAATTATATAATAAATTATCATAATATTTAGTTATTAGTTCAAAATCTGTAAATAATGGTAATGATAATAGACCGGTTGTTTGATCAAATGCTTGAGATTTATTCGCTAAACTATTATAAGAATATATAAAATCATATTTTAATCCATATATTGCATAATATGTACCAGTACCCTGAATATCGGCATATGCTTTTGATGATGATAATGTTGTTATCATTGATTGAATATCTGAAATATTAAAATTTATGTTTTGTTGCTCTTCTACTATCTTTCTATATGTTGGATATAAAACATTTAAAAAACTTTTATACGCAGCGTAATTTGAGATTGCACTCGCTCTATCTAATCCACTTATTATATCCGCTGGTAACCTTGGTATACTAACACTCGATAATGTTATTGCAAAATACATTTTGTGAATTAAATCTCCAGTTTTTGGTAATACACATGAGATAAGTTCACCAAACTCCATTGATCCATCCATAGGTAAATAGATCATTTCTGTGGCAAAATTTGTATGTCTTTTATATATTGCATCAAAAAATGATATCTGTGGAAATTCTGTTAAAAAATCTACATTTCCTCTAACCTCTAATTTGATATCACCCTTCATATTTATTCTAATTAATTTAAATATTATAATTTTATATTTATCTATTAAATTATAATTTAAGATTTATTCTTTAATAAACTTGATTTTTTATTTTGATTTATCATTTTAGATGCATTATATAATTTTGATTTAATTTTAGGTTTTAAATGCTCTTTACTTTCATTATTATCAATCTCATCTTTTGTTGATTCTAATTTTATTTGTAATTTATCATCAACTTTAAGATCTTTTATTAATGTTGAAACATGTTTTTTATCTACCTGTAATATATTCGACAAAATTTCTTCTTGTGGTTTACTTATCCAATTATCATTGATTAAAACAAGACCTGTTGTACTTCTTAGATTGGATATTAAGAAATTTTGAAATTCAGGATAATTTTTATTACAATGAATAATTTCCGCCGCTACTAATGGATAATATGTTCCTGATGTACATATTTTTATTATTTCTTCTTGAGTCAATCGTGATAGATCTTCTTTGCCTGCAGAGAAGATGTTAATGTTGACGTTGTTATTGGTGGTGTTGTTGGTGATTGTAATATTTTTATTAGATTCAGTTAATTCTTTTAATTCATCCATATTTTTTTGATGTTCTTCTTGTATTTTTTGATTTTGTAATAATAATTCTTTTAATTTTTCCATAATTTGTTCATTTGTAATAATAGTATTTTTTTGTTTCATAATTTTACAACTTTTATTATTTATGTGTATTTTTACATTACTTTTTTGAAAAAATTTTTTAAAACAATACGGACATTCATTATTAATAATTGGAGATTCAACATAACTATTTTCTATTAATTTATTTTCATTATTTTCATTATTTTCATTATTTTCATTATTTTCATTATTTGTATAATCATTATCATTACATGAATTTATTCTTTGTAAATGTTTTGTATAATTATATTTTTTATTAAATATTTTATTGCATTTATTACAAATATATTTCATTATTATTATCAATATATAATTTTAATTATTTATATATATGTGATATATTTAAATATTTGCCATAAATTAATCATTTTTTTGATTTTTTTGCCATAAAAATGCCACAAATTTTTAAATTTTTCAATATAAAAAATTAATATTAATTATAATATTTTTCTAATTAATTTCAATCATAAAAAATATGCCAAAAAAATGCCATAAATTCATCGGATTCATCGGAAAAAAATGATTAGAAATGCCATAAATTTGCCAAAATGCCACAAATTCATCGGAAAAATCAGAAAAAATGATGAGCACATGGCATTTTATTTTATACCATTTTTGGTAACAATTTATTTTATTATTTATATATTCCATATATATTTATAATTATATATTTTTTATTCCCCCTTA